ATCCTGCAGGTCAGCCGGCGCGGCATCGTCAACACGACCGCGGTCCAGATCTTCATCGGCAACAACATCCGCTTCGCCGGCGACATGGCCAGCCGCGGCCCAGAGATTCGCCTGTTCACGGATGACCCCCGTCCGGAGGATCGCCAGGTCGCGCACGTTGATCCGCTTGGCTGGACCATGGCGCACCGCGCCAGGATCATGCGGGCCTTCTACACTGTCCTGCTCTACGGCTGCCGCCATCGCCCAGCCGGGCAACAGGCCAAGACGCGGTTTCGGGAATGGTGGCGGCTCTGTGCGTGGCCGGTGGAGCTGGCTGCCTCGTTGTTCGACCCGCCGGCGCCGTTCGACATCCTGGGGGTGTTCCGGGCGACCGAGGCGCAGGACAGCAAGGCGGCAGGGATCGCCTCGGCGCTTCGCCTGCTGCGCCAGGAGTTCGGTAGCGTCGAGCGCGGCAGTCCCGCAAAGGACTCCTGGTTCAGGGCGCGCCAGATCCGCGAAATCCTAGACGCTGGGAAGGAGACGCGCGCCGCGCTCAGGTTCGCTCCGATGCTGGACAAGGCGCCGATCGAGCGGGCCGGGGCGTTCCTCGAGATGTTCGCGGAGCTGGCTGACAAGCCCCACCCGGATCCGATCGCCAAGCGGATAGGGATGGCGCTGGGCGCCATCAAGGACCGCCCGGTCGATCTGGACAGCACAACCGTTGGTATACTGCGATCCCGCTTGCTGCATGGAGAAACGCAGTTCGCGGTTGAGACTCATGGCAGCCACGGATGAGCGATATTTCGTTTTTTTGGCCCGGTGGCGTTTGCCAGGGTGGATCTGAGATCCACCCATCGGCCCAAATATGGCGAGAATGTGGCAGGAAAGGGCGCAGGGTGGATCTCAGATCCACCCTTGGAAATGCCATCAGCCAGAAATTTCGAAATATCCGAGGAGACAGCTCGTTCACAGGCCGACACAACTCCACACTTCATAGTTGAACAAGTTCGACGATGCCCGTGGCCAGGTGCCTTCGTGTGCGTCGGATAACCGTTTCTCCGCCGCTCTGGAATTGATGGAGACCGCCATGCTTGGCACCGAGCAAGTCATCGACAACGCGACAGCGACTTCCAGACCGCGTCGCAGTCGAACGCCGCTGGCACCGCCAGATCCTGCTACCTGTCGGATCGCGCAGCTGGTGCGGCTTGCTGCTCTCGCCGGCGCCGAGTTTCGTCTGCATGGCTGTGAAACCCGGGTCAGCAACACGAACCGCCTGGCTCCGGATATCCGCGCCGCCTTGCTCGCCCGCGGCGATGAGCTCTGGAGTCATCTCGGGGGCATTCCCGCCGACGCGGTCAGCGGCCTGCTGGACATGTACGACGTCGGCGTCGCCTATCCCCGCACCGCCGAGGCTGCCCGCGAGGCGGTTGGCGAAATCCTTGTCGACGCCACCGCCAACATGTCGGCCGAGCTACAGGGGCAATTGCCGCCCTGGGTCGGGTTTGACACCGAGACCGCCGCGGATCCCGGTCACGCGCTGCGGCCGCCGGTCAAGCTGAAGAAAGACGGCCATCCCGCCAAGAACCAGACGCCGCTGAAGGAGACCGCTGGACTCGATCCGCACCGCAGCCACATCCGCCTGCTGCAGTTCTACGCCGGTGGAACGCGTGCCCTGGTGTTTGACACCAGCCTGTTGCCGATCACGCTGCTCGATCCGCTGCTAACCGGCTGTACCCTGCTCACGCATAACGCCGGGTTCGACCTGCGCTTCCTGCGGCTTGCCGGCACCGACGTCGAGCGGATCCAGTTCGAGGACACGATGCAGGCTGGCGGCCTGTTGCTCGGCGCCGGCAATCGCTCGTTGGACAATGTGGTGCACGAGATGCTCGGCATCGCCTTGCCGAAAGGGCTGCAGCGCAGCGAGTGGCACGCACCGCATCTTTCGGCGGCGCAGATCATGTACGCCGCCGCCGATGCCGTGGCCGTCTACAAGGTCTGGCCGATCCTGCGGCAGCGGCTGATCGCCGCCGGGCGTGGCCAGGCCTATGTCCTGCAGCGCGACGTCACCCGACCCGTGGTGCGCATGGTCGAGCGCGGCGTGACGCTAGACGTCACCGCCCATGCGGCCCTAAGCGAGGACTGGAAGCGGCAGCACGAAGCCGCCATCCGTGCGTTCGAGCAGACCACTCTACAGGCAGTGCCTGACACGCCTGACGCAATTCGCGCCTATCTGGCCAAGGTGTTGCCGCCCGCCACGTTGGCGCAGTGGAACGTCACCAAGAAGAAGGGCGAGCTCAGCACCCGGGCGGCCGACCTGAAGCGTGTCTCCCACCTGCCAGGCGTGCGCGACCTGCTCGAGGTGCAGCAATATGTGAAGCTGCAGAACTCATTCGGCGCATCACTGGCGGACAAGATCAGCGCCAGAACCGGCCGGCTGCACCCCGGCTACAACATCGCCTCCACCAAGACCGGTCGCGCCTCGTCGAACAATCCCAACGTTCAGCAGCTGCCGAAAGAGCACAAGTCTGCCGGTTTCCGCGCCTGTCTCGTCGCTCGGCCCGGCTATCGGTTCGTGGTGTGCGACTACGCCACCATGGAACTGCGGGCGGCGGCCGCTGTATCCGGCGACCTGCGCATGCTGGCCGACTTCGAGGAAGGCATCGACCTGCACCAGCAACTGGCGGCCAACATCCTGGGCATTCCGTACGCGGCCGTCACCCGTGCGCAGCGCAATGGGGCGAAGGCTATCTCCTTCGGAACTGTCTACGGCGCCGGACCGCGCGGTATCGCCGCGACCGCGTGGTCGAACTACGGGCTCGAGCTCAGCTACGATGACGCGGCCCGCGCGTTGCACGCGTTCTTCACCCGCTATTCCACCTTCGCCACCTGGATGCGTCAGCATCACACCGAGTGCGTGCTCACCGGCGTGATCAGGATCGGCGGGTTGGGCAGGGTGATCGAGGCGGCATGGGAAACCCCGAAGGCCAAGGCTCGCGCTGCCACCGACCCTGACGATGACAACGAACTCGATCAGGACGAGGAGTACGACCCCTACGCCGGCGACACTATCTGGTCACACTCCCGTCCGGAGCTGGATGGTCCGCAGATCCCCGGTGCGGTTCTCAAATACACCTTGTGCTGCAACAGCCCGATTCAGGGTGCCTGCGCCGATGCGACCATGATCGCGTTGCTCAACACCGACACCGCCCTGCGCCAGGCCGGGATCGACGGCGGCCCGGTGCTCTGCATTCACGATGAGATCGTCCTCGAGATCGCCGCGCACCAGGTTGCACAGGCCAGCGCGATCCTGCAGACCGAGATGCAGAACGCCTTCGCTCAGACCTTCCCGAATGCCTCCCTGCGCGGCGTGGTCGAGTGCCACGTTGGGCGCGACTGGGCCGCGGCGAAGCCGAGCTGACGATGCTCGACAGCACCACATTCGGCCCGACAGAGCACGCACCGCTGTCGCCTTCCAGCGCCACCCGCTGGACCAACTGTCCCGGGTCCTACGCCGCCGAGCAGGCCTTTCCGCCTGGTGCTCTGGGCTTTGCTGCGGAGCAGGGCACCGCGGTGCATGCGCTGTTCGCGCGGTGCCTGGCGACCGGGACACCGCCCGACAGGCTGACGAGCGATCCCGTCATCCTGCCGCCCTTGGCCGAGGCCCTCGCGCTCACGCGGCGTATCATCGCCGGCAGGTCGGTGCTGCTGGAGACGCGCCTGTCGGCGCTGCCTGGGCTGCCGGCAGTCTGGGGCACCTGTGATGTCGCGGTGTTCGATCACCTGTACCGGCTGGTCGCGATCATCGATCTGAAGTTCGGCAGCTATGTCGTGCCTGCCGACTCTCTCCAACTCGCAATCTATGCCGTGCTCGGGGTCGCGCGGTTTGGGGTTGCACCGGCAGGCGTCACCACCTGGATCGTGCAGCCGCGTGCCCCTCATCTGTCTGGTCCCGCGCGCGGAGCGCACTACATGGGCGCCGACCTGGCAGCGGTCGAACAGTACATCCGCGCTGCCGCCGCCCGCACAGCGGTCCCTGGTGCCCCGCGTAAAGCCGGTGAGTGGTGCACCTTCTGCCGTGCCGCTGCCGCCTGCGAGACCAGGCAACAGGCGAGCACCACACGACCAAAATCTCTGTTCTTTACAGGAGCAACAATGGAGTCTCCGCGTTGACCCGCCAGCTGCATTTCTATCAGCGAGCCGCGATCCGCTTCCTGAAAGCCGATGACGCCCGGCAGTTGATCGCCATCATGGGCGCCGGCAAGACCGCGGTCGCATTGCATGCCATCGCCGAGCTCAAGCGGCAGGGCGAGCTGGACCATCCGGTGCTGGTGGTGGCGCCGCTGCTGATCGCTGAGACGGTCTGGCACACCGAGGCCACGCTCTGGCAGGACACGGTCGACCTTCGGATCGAACGAATCATCGGTACACCAAAGCAGCGACGGGCTGCGCTCGACCGTCCGGCCGATATCTACGTGATCAACTACGACAACCTGAAATGGCTGGCCGAGGAGGTGATCAGGCGCGAGTCGATCTTCTCCATCGTGGTCGCCGACGAGAGCAGCAAGATCAAGAATCCGGACGCGCAGCGCAGCAAGGTCATGCTGGCGCTCGGCGGGCTTGCCAGGCGACGCTGGACGCTGACCGGCACGCCGCGCGGGCAGCAGCTGCTCGACATCTGGGCGCCGGCGCAGTTCGTCACCCGCGGCCAGGCGTTTCCGGCGTTCTATCCCTGGCGCAATGCGAACTTCTTCCCGGTCGACATCTATCAGCGGCAATGGCTGCCACGGGCCGGTGTCGAGACCGCAGTCACCGACCGCTTGCGCGCGTTCACCTATGTTGTTGACCAGGCGGCGCTGGATACCAGGCCACCTGTGGTTGAGATCGTACACGACGTGCCGCTCGATCCAACCACAGAGGCGCTCTACCGGGTGCTGGACGCTGGCGGTACCACCGATGCCGCAGCGGCCAAAGCCGCCTCCGGCCTGATCCCTGCCAGTGAGATGGCGATCGTCGGCAAGCTGATGCAGGTCTGTTCCGGCGCCTCGTACGACGACACCGGTGCCTGGCGTCGGCTGCACGACCGCCGGCTCGACATGCTCCAGGAGCTGCATGAAGGGCACGACCGCCCGACCTTGGTGTTTGTCACCTTCCGCCACGAGATCGAGCGAATCCGCGAGCGCTTTCCGGCAGCGGAGGAGCTGAGTGCCGGGCGGATCGACGCCTGGAACAGCGGGGCTATCGAGATGCTGGTCGCGCACCCGGCCTCTGCCGGGCATGGCGTCAACCTGCAGCACGGCAGCGATACCATCGTGTGGTTCTCACTGCCCTGGTCGGCCGAGCTGTTCGCTCAAGCCAATGCCCGGCTCGCCCGGCAGGGTCAGGCCGGCACGGTGAACGTCCACATCATGACCTGTCGCGGCCTGATCGATGAGATCGCGCTCAACGTCGTACACCGGCGGATGGCGGAGCAGGACGCCATGATCGCCGCGCTGGAGACCGTGTCGGGATGATCATAGGTATTGATCCTGGCACAAGCGGCGCCATCGCCGCTCTTGATCGTGGCGAGGTGGTCCTGCTCGCGGACCTGCCAGTGCACACGGTCTCTGCCAAGGGCCGCGGTGATCGCGCTGAACTGGATATCCACACGTTGCACGCGCTGATTACAGGCCTCGGCCCGATCGAGCATGCGTTCGTGGAGAAGGTCGCGGCCAGGCCTGGCAACGGCAGCGTCAGCATGTTCCGCTTCGGCCAGGCCTGTGGCGCGATCTACGCTACGCTGGCAGTGATTGGGATCCCGATCACCCTGGTGCTACCGAAGGCGTGGCAGCGTCATCATGGCATCGGGCCGTCGTCCGAGGCGGCCAGGCAGCGGGCGGTGCAGCTGTACCCGCAGATCGCGCCACGGCTTGCCAGGAAGGCCGATGCGAACCGGGCGGATGCGCTGCTGATCGCGAACTACGGCCAACGGGCTGGCGAAGCCCGGGCGGCGACTATCTCCTTGAACAGGTTGATGGTTGGCTGATCCTGTGGCGGCTGAGCGAAGGCGAGCCGCCGGATGGCGCGCTAGAGCCGGCAGAAGACTGGGCCAGGAGCGGTGCTTTTGTGCCGAAAACTTCCCGCACGATGAAAAAGTTTTCGTCAGCTTGACCCATGCTGTCGACCACCATCATGGTGGTGCCCCGCCGCAACTGAGAGGCTGCGCCATGGGTGAGCGAGGTCCCCAGCCAGGCGAAGGCGGCCGACCTCCAACGCCGATCGACCTCGACGTCGTCCGCCGCGCAGCCGGCATCGGCTGTACCGTCGACGAGATAGCCGCCGTGCTCGGGGTGCCACGCCGTACGCTCTACGACCGCATGGAGCAGGACCTGGAGATCCGGCGCGCACTCGACGAGGGCCGTGATCAGGGCCGCGCCACGCTGCGCCGCCTGCAATGGCAACAGGCCTACGCCGGCAACCCCACCATGTTGATCTGGCTCGGGAAGCAGCTGCTCGGTCAGCGCGACAGGCATGAGGTGGAGCAGACCGGCATGCCGACGCTGCAGTTCCAGCATCTGATTGCTGTGCGCGCGTTCAGCGAGGAACTGGCCGCGGAACGCGCGGCGATAGAGCAGCAGCCGACCATCAACGGAGAGGCAACCCCGCTGCCCGACGGGCAGGAATCGACGCCGCGCAGTTTGTTCGAGCCGGCGTTGGAATAGTGAATGAGCGATGCTGCGGTTGGCCACGCGCGGTGATCTGGAAGCGAGCGTCCGCAGCAGTCGCTGGAAGCTAACCGCGTTAGACACGGCGGCTGTCTTCGGTGCTGCTCGCCGTCCCGATTTTTACCGCTCCAAAAACGGAGTGATGCCGTTTGTAAGGGCTTGATATGCCAGCAGGACGTCGCCCACATCAGCCGACCGACGAGCAGCGCCGCCAGGTGATGACCCTTGCAGGTCTCGGCATCAAGCAGGAGGAGATCGCGGGACTGCTCCGTCTCGCGCCCAAAACGCTCCGGCTGCACTACCGACACGAGCTGGATGACGGCGTGACCAAGGCCAATGCTGCGGTCGCTCAGTCGCTCTACAACATGGCGGTGCGCGACAAGATCCCGGCTGCGGCGATCTGGTGGACCAAGGCGCGCATGGGTTGGCGCGGGGCGACGGACGTGAACGTGGGTGGTCAGCCCGATGCGCCGGTGGCGATCGAGTTCACCTGGGCGCCTGCGCTTCCGGAGCCGCAGCCGGCATCCAGTTCACCGCCAACCATCGAGGCTGAGGCCGAGGCCGAGGACGCCGAAGCTGGCGACGTGGTCGTCAGTTGGGACGGCGAGAAGGCGTAGTAGCCGATGCGGCTGGCAACCCGCGGTGACCTGGAAGCGCTGCTCGAGATCGAGCGGCCGACCATGTCGCCAGCCGATGCGTTCACCATGCTCGATCATCTGGCGCTGCGTACCACTGGATTGCCGCTGCGCGATTTGCTTCGTCGGCCGGAGGTGATCAGGAAGGCGCAGGCGACCCAAAAGAAGTTAGCGCGGTGAGGCAGCTGACTCGCGGCGATCTGCTGGCTTTGATTGACCGCGCCGCGCCCGTCGTGGGCGATATCCAGGAGCCGTCCGATCCGATCGCGCCTGGCATGCTGTGCACCGACGCGTGCGTGCTGCTGGATCAGCTGGCGCTGCGCATCACCGGCAAGCCGGTGAGCGAGCTGGTGCGTTGGCGGCAGCGCAATGCTCCGCGGGTCGTTTAGCCGCCAGGACTGTCCTGCCGTATATACACCTGAGGCAGCATTTTGCGCTCCTGAGAGGGTCTGAGAAAGCCGATTAGCGAAGGGTGCCGGACTGTGGGTCTATTGCTCCCGCCATGCCAAGTTTTTGGGCGAGTGAAATCACCCGCAGCACAGAAACTCAACAGCCGACGCTAAAATGCCGGTCGCAGAAGGAGAATTATCCCACGCAGATAGCGCTTGCCGACTCGGCGCCATCAGCCGCATCACATCGTGGCGTAAGTCTCGAACTAGCCCCGCTCCCGTCGGGGCCTTTTTTATGCGGCGCGCCGCTCCCGCTGCGCGGTGCTGCTGACTCGCTCGCCGAACACCCTCTCCGCGCCGGCTGCCTTCAGAACTCGCGCTTTGGCCTCGAGCCCGGCGGTCTGGTCGGAGGTGCTGGTCCGTGCATAGCCAACGATCATGGGACTGCGCCGTTTTGTCCGATTAGCCTTTGGGACATCATGCGGCGTGGCGTCCGAAAAGTGCAGAGGTATTTTAGTCGGACGCGATTTTTCTGGTTTTCTGACCATCGCAAAATGTCCTCTGTGGGCCGGACAAGGTGGTGCGCCACCTCGACGGCGCACCAGATCACGCGCGGCCGAGGGATCAGACACTCTTCCACGAAATCCGCGAGGTGTGGGAGCGCGCCGCGGCGGCGTTCCTGTAAGCGCTGAAGTTGGTTTCCATTGCGTCTTGATCGTTAAACTCCCTGAGGCGAGACTATCCCCAGCAATCAAGGGGCCGACGCTTCCAAAGCGCGGCTGCCTACTGGCGCTGGGGGAAGCGTCATGACTTACCGGCCCGACGGTCCTCGCCCGTTCCCGACCGGCTCGCGCCGCAGGACTCCTCTCATGGCCGCCGTGGCGATCGGCCCGCTGCTGCTCGCTGGCGCGACTTCCGCGATTGCGGACGGCGGCCTCGGAGGCCCCTGCAGCAGCGGTGGGGGTGGCGGCGCCGGGGGCAGTGGATTCACGGGCAATCCTGGCAGCCCCGGCGGCGCCTGCGGCGGGGGCGGGGGCGGGGGTGGCGCAGGAGGAGGCACCGGGGGCAGCGGTGGTGG